AGCCTCGCTTGGGTTTATCAGGGAAAGCCCCTGCTTGCTATACTCTCTTATAACCGTCTCGATATATTCCGTAGCCTGTGGTTTCTTCATCCGGCTTGTGACCGGCAAGATATCCATAGCCAATAGCTTTTCCTCGGTCGTCAGGTGCTGCATGATGCTTTTGGTGTACATGGCGCTAAAGGCTTCGTCATAGGCCAGCAAGATAGGAATACCGAAATAGGCTTTACAGTGCCTGCGGACATCAACCACGCTCTCGTCTTCCTTCTGGGCTGCTATCTGGCCGTACAGAGCATTAATCATGGCGTTCTGGTCTAAGCTTCTATCCTCGCGCAGAAACTGCACCGTGGGAGGCTTGCCTGCCGCTCTACGGGTCGCTACCTCGTCATTGAAGTAACTAACGCTTGTATCGCTGTTGAGCCTGTACTGCTGTCCTGTGGCTCTCATATCGACGCCATCGCCATTGAGTGGTTGCTGGGTAGCCTGCCCCAATGACTGTTTAACAGCGTGGGGACTATTTCAATCTTTGCCGCTGGTGCTGGCCCTGGATGGTAAAACATCGGCATTGCCCCTCCCCGCTTATTCTCACCTGTCGGCACTGAGTGAGCTAGACCTTGCGTGATGAGCCTATGTAATCCAGAACTCACGGTACTAAATGCCAAGTCTGGTATCAAGTCGGCAATCTGTCTTTTGGTCATTACAGCCTTCTTGACTTCGATTAGCACTCTGTCTTGTGCTGATAATTCATGGTCGTTGTTTCTCATAATACACTCCAACTTCTATCCGTTAGATCATCCTGTAATGTCGTATCCCTGCTTGATTGCTGCTTAGGTGGGTCTACCCAATAGATTCCCTGCCACTCGTGCTCAATAGCGTTACAAATCAACCTCTCTTGTTCTGATGGCGACCACTGCAATAGCTTCTTAGTGACCATCTTTATAGCTCTATCGCTCATAGGCTTCTTACTGTCCTCTCTCCTATACGCTATCCATTCGTTAAGCCATTCGGTGTTGAGGTTATCCGGTACTACTGAATCAACTATTTTTAGATTCATAGAGTTTACGCCGCGAAGATATCATATTGCTTTTCGTTGGCATTCCCGATATTCCGACAAGCCAGATCGTAATAGCTTGTTTTCAACTCAACCCCGATAGCCTTCCGCCCTAACTTCAGCGCCATATAAACCTCTGAACCAATGCCCATAAATGGAGTCCACACCACATCCCCCGGGTTACTCCACAGCTGTATACATCGCTCAATCACATCAAGCTGCAGCGGGCATATGTGGCGCTCATCGTCATTATGGCGACCCTCCCTGAAATTCAATGTATCGGTCTGGTTTATGTCATCCCATATAGGGGATGCGTATTGCTGCCAAACATCGATACTTGTCCCATGCTGCCCTGGCGTGAAATACAATCTGCCATCATCTCGCTCAAACTTATCAAACGTGGCAGGCGGGTTGTCTCCAACGTAATATTGAAACTCACCAGATATAGGTTCTTCGTTTTCGCCAGGCTTACGCATTGTTACAACATAGTCAGGCAGTCCCATGCGAGACATAACCGAATCTTTTTTAATCTGTTTGTGGAGCAACCCCAGCGCTTTAGTTCGCTGCATTGCGATAACTGGGTCTTTCCATATGCACACTTCAGAATGGTAGATAAAACCAGCGGCTTGATATTCCTTAATAATATCTCCTCGAAAATCTTTGATGCCGATAAATCCATCATTCTGTTTTGACGAAGGCAAATTCATACAGTGTATGGCCACATTCCGCCCAGGCTTCATCACCCTGAATTGCTCCTTAATCAAAAACCGATACTGTTGCCAAAACTCATCATGGCTTTTGACATTCCCCATATCTCTATCGGAGTTTGAATAGGTATAAAGGCTCGCGAATGGCGGAGAGAAAACACTAAACCCCACACTGTCTGAGTCCATATTCTGCGCCACTTCAACCGTATCGGCATTATAGATAGCGTAGTCGTCTGTTACTTTCTGGCTTATTACATTCATGTTATATCCCTTACGTGTCCCCACGTTTCATAGTGTTTGACTTTCTCGACCGTCCTATAATGAACGCCCAAAACATTAGCCTGTTCTTTTGCGGTATGCCCTTCCGAATTTCTGCGAATCCATCTGACTTTAGTATCATCCAGCTTTGTGTTTTTAAGCTGAACCCCTCTTGCAGCGAACTCTATCGCCCTAGTTAGATACTCCGCCCTGGTTAGTGCCATGACGGTAATACCATTTGATCACATGGTACATAGTCTGTTTTCTCCACACTAGCGCCATTGATTTCAGCTAGGGTGTAATCACGCATAATGCGCCCCATTTCCTCTGCCATATGGTTATTGTTTTCCTGCTTGCGACGTATGTTTTCAAGTACTGCACCCTCAGTGTCCGCTGTGACAATATGAACCCTAACTGGCTTTTCTTGCCCAAACCTCCAGCACCTCCGGACAGCTTGATAAAACGACTCCCATGAATCAGAAAGCCCGACGAATACCATATCGTTGCAGTGCTGCCAGTTTAGCCCAAATCCAGCTATCTTTGGCTTCGTAATTAGCTTTACAACTTGCCCGGTAGAAAACCCATTGATTAACTCTTCTTTAACCTCCGGCTTCATCGACCCATAGACCTGGACGCCACCGTCTATAAGTGCTGCCAGTTTTTCGCTTTCTGCGTTAAGATGGCACCATACAATGCAAGGCCCGTCTATTTGGTTGACGATCTCCGCTGCCTTGGCGACCCTTGCGTCGATTGATTCGCGCCGCGCTGCGTTCCTTTCCTGAAGCCCTAGCGCCAATTTAACAAACAGCCCATCGTTGTCGCCAGTCTCAACAATGTGATCGTGATAGATAAGATCTGGTAAATCATACCCATCGCTGGAGTAGCCTAGGTCTGAAGGGTTGCGAATGAATATTGACCACGTGGAAAGCCACTCCCAAAACCTCGCACGCCCATGCCCTTTCAGTCTCCACTTGGCAGTATCATTGCCATCATGAATAAAGAACATCGCCAGCATTTCAACCTGGCTCATAATGCCCAAGAACTCAGATTGTGTGCCTAGCTCCATGAAGTCATTCGGGCTTGGGGTCGCCGTACAAGAAAGCCTGTAGGGTATGGTTTGGGCGAAGTCCGTTATATACCGGCGCATCTTGCCATCCATGCCCTTTAGTATGCTTGACTCATCCAGGACGATCCCCGAGTAGTCATCAGGGTTGAAGTGCTTCAGCATTTCATAGTTGATAACATGTATCCGGGCATTGCAGAACTGTGGCTCTCGAATGTACTTAGCATCGATGCCGAATTTCTCCGACTCTCGGATAGTTTGTTTTGCGACACAAAGAGGCGCTACCAGTAAAACAGGCTTATCGGTCTTCTCAACGACTAAATAAGCCCACGCAAGTTGCATCAGTGTCTTGCCAAGCCCAGTATCGGCGAAGATAGCAGCCTTCCCCCTACGGCAAGCCCAAGCCACTATGTCTGTTTGGAAGTCTTTTAACGGCCATGTCACATCCCCATCGCTAATAGGAAATCCAGCATCTATGTGTTCAACCGCTTTATTATGTATGAAACTCTGATAATCCATTGTTATATCCATTTATTTATATTATCCATTCGTTAAGCCATTAGGTCTGTGTTTGCCGCAGGTACGCCGATAGCCTTTTGCCGATGGGGTTCCGCAGGCTGCCAATTCTCTACACCCAAGCTCATCACACAATTCATCAAAACCATCCACTGACCTGCAAATAATACAAACACACCATTCATCTGGCTCGGTTCCCGGCAGAGGGTTAGGGTCTTTTACTAACTCAATGCCCTGTAAATCTGTGGATAACTCTCCGCAATTCTTACAACACCACAACGTACTCATCTTGATTACCCTCTTTTAGTTAATAAGCACAATTCAGTTTAGTTTCTGCACATATAAATCACAGTTATGGGTGAGCTTTTCGCTGATATCAATATCTTCGCTAGCCAAGCATTCAGTATGACGCCATGTGTGCAGGTTCTGCGGTTCATGCTCCATACCATTGCTGTCATCGTATGATTCAAAGTATCTACAGCTAATACACGCTCTCCGTGCAGGGTTGTGAAAGCATAACTCTTCGTGCTGCACCATTCTTTTCCTTGATGTCTGCACTTTTCCACCACATTTATAATCACACGCATATGCAGTTATTGTTCTAGGCATAACTAATCCTCCATAAGCGGTTCGGGTTGGTAGCCCCCAAGAATAAGAATATCTAATAATTCCTCTAACTGGGCATCACTCAATTTAATCCTAAACTCCCTTTCATCATCACAAGCGAATACAAGCTGCCTGCCTTTGTACCCAAT